CCTTGGCCGAAACCGGCCGCTATGACGGCACTAAGGCTTTAATCAACATGCTGCACAAGGCGCTGGACGAGACGGCAGCGCATTTGTTCAGTCCTGTCGAGTTAAAGTTTACAATGGATTTCGAGCGGCCCTACCCCAAGGAAATCTACGAGAGGGGCGCGGAAGCCGCCAAGGGGGTAACCCGGATTTGGGAACGTAACTCGACCGATGTCACCTTCGCGCGCGGGGTGTTTGAGAGCCTCAAGTACGGCGCTACGCTGTTAAAGCAGTTTGTTACGTATGAGGGCGATGACGAGCATGCGGTCTACCACGACAAGCTGGTCATGCCGTGGAACTTCGGGGTGTGGCGCGAGGACGAGAACAAGATCGACCGGCAAGACATCCTCTGTGAGACGACCACGTTAACAGGTCCGGAGGTTTGGCAGCGTATCTGGCGGATGCCGAATGCGGAGAAGCTTTACGAGCGGATAATGACCCATGCTCGCGCTGGTCAGGCGACAGGCGAGCCGTCAAGCTTCTTCCATCAGATACTCTCCACGTCGCAGATCAATACCGGCATCCAGAGCATGGTGTCACCGGTCCCCGGTGGCATCGTGCAACTCAATAACGATCCCAATTACTCCCTGATGGGGCCGGTGGTCGCCGCCGCCTTGGTGATCATGCACGAACTATGGGTGAAGGATGAACATGACTACACCACCATCCAACTCATCGAGCCAGACATCATCGTCACCCCCCACATGGACGGTGATGTTGTGTTCCGGAAAGGTAACTTACTTGGGCGGGGAAGCGGGTTGCAGCCCTACCGTCTTATTCAGCCCAATGAAACCACTGGATGGTTCTGGGGGCGTTCTGAGTTGGTGGACCTTATTGAACCGCAGGCGTTGATGTCGCAATGGTGCGAAGACCTCAAACGCATGTACGGCTTGCAGGTGGACAAGCTGATCTTCTTCGCGGGAGATACCACGATCACGGATGAGCTTTATGCTCAGTTCCGCGCTGCCGGTTACGGCAATCTGGGACAGGGCGCGCAGGTCAACGATCTAACTCCGCAGATACCGAAGGAAGCGCTGGAACTTCTGGTCTGGATACAGGAACAACTGAACATCCTGCGCGGCTTCCCTAAGATCATGCAGGGGCAGGGTGAACAAGGTGTGCGGGCGGGTAGCCACGCTAACGTTCTGATGAAGACAGCATCGCCCACCTTACGGGACAGGGCGCTGATTGTGGAACGTCAGTGCGCTGAGTGCGCCGATCTCACGGCGTCATTGCGTGAGATGAAGGATGAAGCCTTCTATTGGACAAAAGGCCACAACCTTGAAGAGATCGACAAGACCAAGTTTTTGCTAACTGATCTGCCCCCGGACTGGCGCATTGCTGTGGATAGCCATAGCTCATCCCCAATCTTTTCTGACGAAAACACGCAACTCGTCTTTGCCGCCCACCAACGCGGCATCGTGGACGGCGCTTATGTCATCGACAATACGCCGCTACCTAACAAGGAAACCGCGAAGATCGGGCTGGAGGAACGCCAGCGGCAACAACAGCAACTGCTAGCGCGGATGCAGCAAGAGCATCCGGAACTCGCTGAGAAGATGATGGAGAAGTCGCTTACTGGCGGAAAGCGCCGTTAGGTCCCAGACCAAACGGGGTAATGACCCCCGGTGCCCGTTGTCCTGCCTGTTCCCGCATGGCGTTCAAGATAGCAGGATCGGCCTTCCGCATACTGTTAGCTTCAATGTTTACGCGGTCTTGGTGCAGAGCGCGTTCGATCAGTGCCAGCTTTGACTTGCTCAAGTCCTCAAACAGTACGCCATGGATTGAATTTCGGTCGATGGCCGCTTGCTGTCCGTAATCGTCGTTCATCCGGATGATTGATCCGGGCGGAGACATCTCGTAACTCGCCTTGGCGCTGTTGAACGCCTCTTCACTTTTGAACAACAACGTCCATGGGACGCCCGAAGCGCCGAATACGATTGTCATGGAGAACATTTTGTTTCCTCTTTCGACCGGGGCGAACGGTCGTAAACGGCTTTGATGATTTCGCCCAATCTAAAAATTCTTGTACGGGAAATCTGATGATTCGTCCGATCCTACATATCGGAGGTCCGCCCTTGTTTTTTGGTATTCGCGCCATCTCCCACACTGAACTTTGACTGATGCGGAAGTAGTGCGCGACCTCTTTCACCCCCCACATCGGCAAATCTTCTAGTCTAGTCATGTATCGCCATAGAGGACGTTGTGAGAGCGTATAAAACCGTACAGGGTGCCACTAGCATTTGTCAACGTACCGGACAATCCTCCCAAATGTTGCGGCGGTAAGCCGTTAATTAGGGCTGTCTCGCTCGCCCGTACAATGGAGTGACGAATGGAAACCCTCCGTTTCCGTCGCGGTCGTAAACACCGTCGCCGGTAAGCACCCACTGGGTGGAAAAGAACGGTGGTGGGTTTGCGACTAGGCGATCCGCCGCTTGTACTTGCAACTGACTGACACGATGCCTCAACTCGCACCACCTGCTGCTGGCAGACCTCAACCCGCTGGGGCGGGTGGTGCCCCTATGGGGTCAACCGGCGCGACAACTCCAACACCAAATCGCGGCGGTGAGGCAGCGGCAATCCAGATCATTGGCAACGTCGGACAGATGCTGACCCAAGCCCTGAACCATGCAGGTGCGACTTCAGAGATGGGCGGCAAGATTTTGAAGTTACTCACCGACATCAATAAGATGGCACCGCCCGGTAGCACTTCGCCAGCCGGAAATAAAAACGTCATGGATCAAGCGCAACTCCGCAACGCCCAGCAGAACCAGATGGCGCAGCAAATGCGACAGCGGATGATGCAGCAAGCGCAGGGCGGCGGAGGTGGCGGCGGCCCACCCGGAGCGGGTGGTGGAGGTGGCGGCATGCCACCGGGAATGGGTGCCTGACATGGACATCTTTGAAAACAAGAACCACAGAGGCTTGATTTATAACGGATCAAAGCCGGTACGGGTTATACAAGCTCCGGAAGATGGTCACGGCAATCTGTACGGCTATTTAGATCAAGGCGGCTACGGAACTCAACACCGTCAGGAAATGAGCGTTCGTAACATCCGCGATAGAGACAACGAAAAGTAACGGAGGCATCCAATGAGTAACTTAAACATTTTCCAAAATTCTACGAAGTCGATCCCTGAAAGCGACGAACAGATCGTTCGCGTTGATCTGATGCAAGCCGATATCGGCGGTCGTCACAGTCATCTGCCACCTGCTCACGTATCCAAGGAACTGCCGCTCTCGCATGTTCCGAATGCCGGTTCTTCTCCGGGCGGGTCCAAGTAAATGCCTAAGATCGAAGTAGACGAGGAGCAGTGGAACGCCGCTCAGCGCACGTTGGGGATCGTCCGCAAGATCGCGTCCAACCCGGAGAACGCCCGCGTCATTGAGGCGATGCACAAGAAGATCGATCCTAACGTCGCCACTCCGCTGTCGGACGCCGATAAGATAGCCAACGAACGTGTCTCCGGGTTGGAAAAGCAACTCGCAGACATGAAGAAGGAGCAAGAAGATGCGCGGAAGAAAGACGAAGAGGAAAGGACGGTACTAGCATCCAAAGGCAAGTGGGAAGCCGGTCGCCAGAAACTCCGTGAACAAGGCTTCTCCGATGCTGCTATCGACAAGATCGAAAAAGAGATCATGGAACCCAAGGGCATGATCGATCATGAGGACGCCCTTGTCCTCTACGAGAAGAAAAACCCGCCGCCCGTCCCTATCATGCCCGGTAGCTCCGGTGCGTGGAACTTCCTTGAAACTCCAGCCGAAGACAAAGACAGCGACATCAAGCGTCTGATCGACACTCGCGGTAACAGCGATCTTGTCGTGGATAAGATGGCGCGCGATGCGCTCAACGATTTCCGCCAGCAGGTCGCGCAAGCGAACAGGCGACGCTAAAGATGAACGAGCCTTACACCAGCGCGCTCTGCAAAATCGGGATACAGCCCAAGTATCTCGATGGCGAAGGTGACTTTGTCGGTAACGCGCTGGCCGGGGCCGTGGCGGTTGGAGAACAGTTCCAAGTTTTCAATCGCGTTGTTGTGCCGGTCCCCGTCTTTGTGGTGAACGGTCTCTTCAGGGTACAACTTGCGGCCAAGCGATTGTTCCATGATGTAGCGATGCTCAAGCATCGACCGTTGTTTTCCTTCGCGCGCCAATTCAGGAACGGAAATCCAAACGTATCCGTGTCGCTTGACGTGTCTCTTGTAGCCACCGTTCTTAAATCGCTCAAATGCCGATTTCTTGCGAAATTCAATCTTGCACTTGATAGAGCAATATCTTTGTTGCGCGTAAATACGCCCACCGGGTTTGCGAGACTTAGAAAGAGTTTCACCACAGTTGATGCAAGTGAAGGTGTTTCGTTGTTCGCTGTCTTTGCGGCGGCCAATATTGGAACAGTCGCGCGAGCAATACATCGGGTCTTTGGTGTGTTTCTTGCGGTATTCCGTAAGGTAAGACTGCATCATGCCAAATGGCTTGCTGCATTCTTTGCAAGTAAAACGAACAACTTCCCGACCGGGGGCGATGTTTGGCTTCCCGAAACGCTTCGCGCTTCGACAGGCGAGACTGCAAAAGCGCCTGTCATCACTTGGATAGCTAAAGAACGGCTGTCCGCAGTTCTCACACGATTTCTCAACCGACATGGCTTAGCTCCTGTGTTTGGCGACATTGGAACTATGGCTGTGTCGGTTGGGGATGTCAAGTAGATATGAACACAGGAGGCTAGCTTGCCACTTCCCGGGATTGGTGCGGTGCCTGCGGCCGGGTCGCTTTATAATGAGCTTTCGGCCGTAACACGCAGGGCTTTTGTCCCACGTCTCTTTGTACAAATCTATTTTGGGTCAGCCTCGCTGTACTACATGATCGGCAACGCCCAGCGGGCGGCAGGCGGCTTGAACCAGATCACCATACCGGCCCAAGGGCAGAGCATGGTGCAAGGGCAGTTCGTGGGATACGGGGGAGGTTTTAATAGTCCCGTAATCACACCGGGGATACAGAACCTACAGTTTGCCCTGTATTACTGGGTAGTTCCTGTTCCATTGCCCTTTGGCGAAACGGTCATCCAAGCCACCGACCGGGAGATCAGTCTTCTCAAGGCCCGCATGAACGATGTGTATGCGGTAACCCGGCAGAATATGGCGCGGTTGCTCTACACGAACAACACTACCAACGCTCTCTTCCCTGACAGCTTCTTGAACGCCTTTGATAACGGGAACACCTTCCCGACCTATGGCGGCATCAATAGGACGGCGCAGGGCAATACCGCCTTCCAAGGCCAAGTGATCAATCTGGCGACCGGGTCCTACTCAACGGCCACCGTCACGACCTTGGGCTTCAACCGCTCGACCATGGCGACCTTGATCGCGCAGGTTACGGACG